TCTTGTACAAATATTTGAGAACCTTGAGATACTTCATCAGCAGTCGCTTGATCAAAATCTGTAGCTCTAGTCCAAGCTCCACCACTATTGTATATGTAAATACCATTCTCTGCACCAGCAGTCTGATCTTTTACCAGAACCCTATCCCCATTCGTTAAAGTTACTCCATCAATAGTTTGTGATCCTGATAAAGTAATATTAGCAGTTGTAGCTACCCGTACTGCTGCACGTTGTTTATACCCCCCAAGATACCTGTTATCTAAGTAGGTAAAATCCAGAGAAAATGTCCTACTAGCAGATAAATCGCCCCCTCCCAATATTCCATTACCAGATGGTAGAATAGTGGTGGTTTTAAGCGCATATCTATTATCAGTTAAATTTGCTGTTAGTGCGGAAAGTCCATTTCTATTAAGGGTAAAGTCTCCAGTGGAGCTATTAAAGCTAATAGAGGTAGGGTAGTTATTATCATCGGTAAACGCACCTTGTACTGTAGAGGTGTCATTTAAAGTAATCGTAATGGTTTTTGTAGTGGTTCCTGTTACACTTAATGCAGAAGTATATTTATCAAAAGCATTATTCCAATTGTCGATATCAGTTTGAGTGATATTTTTAACAATTGTGGGGACAGTTGGATCAGTTTCAGTAGTTATATAACTTTGAAGTGTCCCAGCAGTTACTAATCCTTTTGAATTAACAGTTACATTATTATAATTACCAGCAGTTACGACATTTGGTAAAGAAAGCGTTATTGTGCCGCTACCTGTAATAGGAGATCCAGATACCGTAATATCTGAAGAAGTAATACCTACGGAGCTTACTCCACCGCTACCTGCTCCAGGTGTCCATTGCGTTCCATTAAATACTAGTACTTGTCCATTTGTAGGGGTAGTATTAGATACAGTAATACTTTGTATTTTACCGGCATTCCATATTGCAGCATCATTAGTAGCAGATATGGTAAATGACGGGTTACTACCAATTGTTTGAGTAGCCCCTAATATAGATACCCCTGTACCTGCTGATAGAGATACAGTTCTGGATAATGCTACAGGATCAGATTCAGTTGAAATATAATTCTGTAACTTCACCCAAGCGGTAGAGGCTAACTTCCCTGAATTTTCAGATTGTACTTCAGTAACCCCTACAATTGAACTGTAGAAATTTGTTATACTAGAACGTATATCAAGTCTATTTAAGTTATTATCATCCTTGGATTCAATAACTCCGTAACCTAACGAATTATAATAAAATTGTAAACCTGATTCTGAATTATAAAAATTGTTTTGACCATTTACTAAAATGGCATTATTAGTTACATTCCCAGTAGTTGTAACTTGTTGAAGATTCTCTTTGGGTACAAATAATCCATTCCCAGCAACTATTGATAAGTTGTTATTGGAAGCTGTGGAAATTAAAACATTTGCATATAAAGGTGAAGTGGTACTTCCTGTACCGAAAAATTGAATTGAATTTGTGTTATTTGTTAATACATCACTCGATATATCAACCTTAGCAAGATCAATTATTTTTAGAATATCGGTTAAAGTAGTACTAGTTAATATTCCATAGTTCGGTAAATATGAACCAGTATATATTACACAATTACTTGGTACGGTAAAAGTACAGCCAGTATGTGAGCTACATTTTTGCATTTAAATTAACTTATTTTTTATACAGGAATAACCCTCATACCATTAATATACCCAACCTGATCACCATTCGTTCCATCTCCTTGAGGATCTTGGAATACTCCAATGGTTATCCTTCCCGTACCATTAGCCACTTTATTACTAAATACTTGTATATTTGTTGTATTGTCTCTACAAGCGTAGTCTTCTACTTTCACTGTACCAACATTGTCAGTACATACCCATTCCATTAACCTATTTTGACCTACTGGTATACCTGCACCTGCTGTAGATGATCTACCTCCGATCAAATGAATATCATAAAGAGAGCCAGGAGTTAAACCACTAATTTCCAAATTATTTGCAGTAGTTGCAGAAACAAGGAACCCACTGAAGAAGAAACTCACAAGCACTGTTGCTGGGAATTCTGCATTACTCCCAACTGGACCATTCGCATTATTTGCAGTTGTACCGCCGATCGTACCCCATCTGTTTGTTGCTACAGAACTAACCGTTACACCAGATCCAACATGCGTACCAGTTCTAATAGCATCACTAGGATTACCAGTGATATCTACCCAACCTGGAACACTCTGTGCTGTAAGGTTGAAGTTAAACTGAGCTATAGAAGCACTTGCCGTTGTGGTAGTCGTCGTAGTAGAACTTGTGGAAGTGGACGAAGTACTTGAAGTACTGGTAGTAGACGTACTACTGGTTGATGTAGTTGTCGTGGTTGGACCAGCCGTAGTACTAGTAGTGGTTGTAGATGAGGTGGTAGTGGTAGTCGTCGTAGTACCAGGGGCCACGCTTTCAAAGATTATAATACCTGCGAGATCACCCTGTTGACCAGCAACTATCGGTTGAAGTGTTGCAGATATTGTAGTACTGCCTGGAGCTATTGTAAAATCTACGTAATTATTAGTATTTTGAATTTCATTATCTAAATCCTTAGTTGTCGCACTAATAGTAACTCTGGCTCCGTAATGGGTAGTATTCACTTGGGTCATATCACCATAAATGAATCTCACTACTTTGCTTGAAGTACTACTCAAACCTGCAATGGTACAAGTATTTGCTGAAGTACTGTATATTCTCCATCCGTTTGCCCAGAAGGCAGTAGGCATACCTAAATATTCATTACCAGTTCCAATATTTACCTGACCATCCCACACTGTAGCATTCAACGTGAAATCTATAGTAGTTGCATTGGCGCTAATATCAAACATATCACTTACTGTCTGATTGTCATTTACACTTGCTAATATGTTAACACCCGCTATTGCAGTGCTACCAAAACTAAGTTCAACAACTTTCCAATCAGCTTGTATGCTTGATTTTACTACTGCTAACCTACTCAAGAGATCAGTTTTAACTGTCCCTGCACTCAATTTATTTACTAAAACAGCTGCTATTCTGTAATCTTTCCAAGCAATTGTTTTGTCTGTTGTAACTGAAGTTTCTGCGACAACTACATGTGAGGTAGCACCAAACTCTAAATCATTTGATTTGAATCTCTTAAACCATGCTATATAATCAAAAGCAGCTGTACCAGTTGCATCCGTTCTATTTTTTCTATTATATACTTGAGTATCCCACAAAGATGCACTATGGGTAACTCCCCAGAAAGTATTTACTAAAGGAGGATAAGTAGGTTTAGTTGCAAGAGAATTACCAGCAGTCATATAACCATAACAGTTATTGAATGATATGGTAGTATCCGCTACGCCAGCCAATACCCATCCAGGTACATCCGCTACCCTAATTCCATTTATCACGTCATCTTCAGCACCGTTTCTCAAGTATTGTGTATCAGCAGTGGCACAAAGGAATGCAGCTACTTTATCAGGATTCTGACCTGTATATTTAGCAGTTCCAGATCCTCCCAATGACAATCCTGTTAAATAGAACTTATTAACGTCTACATTATAATGACTCAATACAAACTGCCTTGCAGATTCTACCCAGTTAGGTTCCCATGTATTAATAGACGTTTGGGGACAGAATATAACAACCCCTGTTGGCCTATCTCCAGCATTGAGGAATTTAGGAGGACCAGCTACTAACAAATCATCTGCTCCACCAGCTCCAGAACCAGTACCAGTTTCACCTTGACCATGTAAGAATATCACAAAGGGGAATGCCGGACCTACAGGACTATAATCTGCCGGTAAGTATAACCATCCGTATTGTGCAGAAGGTGCTCCAGTCCACCAGCCATTCACTTTTGTAAACGATGCGGTTCCGGGAGGATTCGTTGTTGAAGTAGTAGTCGTACTAGAAGTAGACGAAGTACTTGTAGTGGAAGTGCTTGATGTACTGGTTGAAGTTGTCGTTGTTGTGGGACCACCTGATGTAGTAGTTGTAGTAGTCGTACTGGAAGTAGAGGTAGTTGTTGTACCTGTACCATCACATACTCCTCTCACATATCCTTTTCCAATAGCAGGAGATCCAGAATTCGGCTGATACCAATTCAGCGGATCAACGTTTGCAGTTGCGATGTCGGGGTATTTACCATTTGAATTAGCACCAGTACCTTCTATCCAGGTTACTCCAGGTTCATCATAGATATATGCTCTACTGGAAATCGTACCACCTGCCATTCTCGGCTGAATAAGTACATTCCTGTTTATTAAATGTCCATTACCAGTATAGAATCTTAAATTGTTTCCACCAGTTTGAACAACGGTATTATCATAGAATTGTACAATTAAACCATTGGTTCCTTTAAATGTACAACCATCATTTCCACCATTTGTTATAAAGTTGTTTTTGAATAGGTTGTTGTGGATTTTCATGAAAGCTCCACCTGTACCATCTGCACTAGAGATTTGCAGTAATTCTCCCCATCCATCATGTACATAGTTGCAATAGGCTTCTACATTTCTACATTTTCCACCTATTAATATACCTCCGCAATGGTTAGGATCTTGTCTTATTGCCCAAGTGTTTACTTCACAATGGTGGATAACCATGTTTTCAGCAGCTGCGGTTTGAATACCATCAGCTCCAGATCCTTCAGCATAAATATTGTAGACTTCTACGTTATTTAAACGTTTAGGTTCGGCGTAACTATGACCGGGCACAAATTGAGACTGAGTACCGTTAAACTGAGTATTAGATGTTAAATCCCAATACGGACCAGTGTGACCTATATAAGTAGCCTCATTGTAAGTATTTATGATGTTTACATCATGGAATTTGAAGTTATTCAGATAAGTATAAGGACCGCCAACAGGATCATATGTATTTGCATCCCCAGGAACTGGTTCAGTTTTAGCATACAATCCAGTACCACCATCTTGTATAGTAATATTTGATACTTCAAAATTATCAGAGAGGGCTACAATTGCTAAATTGAAATACGCAGTTCTGGTAGCAGTAAGTGAACCATTTACTATGAAATTATTCTTGGTAGTACCTACAAGTCTTACGTAATGACAATTTCTAAATGCAAATGCTGTTGACCAAGATCCACTGCTCCATGCTGTATCTCCAATGAAAGTTGTCTGACCAACGGGGTTTGTTACTGTTATGTAATTACCATTACATCCATTAAGGTTTACAAACTCTACGGCTTTAAATGAACCAGAAAGAATTATTGTATCACCGCAAGCATACTGAGCACCATTTATAGAGAGTGTATTATTCGTTCCGACAATTGTATAAACATTACCTCCTTGTGAATTTGTTGAACTCGTTGTGGTGGTTGAAGAAGTACTGGTTGTGGAAGTAGATGTACTAGTAGTCGTTGTTGTTGGAGGAGCTGTAGTAGTTGTAGTGGTGGTTGAAGAACTTGTAGTAGTGGTAGTCGTCGGAGGTTGAGTCGTAGACGTTGTGGTAGTAGTCGATGTCGTTGTAGTATTACCCAAATCACTCAATACCAATTGGCTTGGATTAGTGATCAACCTTCCAGAAAACAGCCTGTTTATACTTGAAGTAAATGTTGTATCAATTACTGGAGTAATGGAGTTTGATTGAAACTGTAATACTCTTTGATTACTTGAAAGATTAACAATAGCTCTTACATCATATATACCAGGAGGAATATTTAGATTCGTGAAATCTGATCCTGTAGGGGTATTTACCAAATAGTTACCTATTACGTTACTACCCTGTATCAATTGTACTTGATATGAAGTAACATTACTTGCATCCAAATAACTTACTGTTACAGGGATGGTATTAATCGTAGTTGTAGTAGTAGTGGTTGATGAGGTAGTTGAAGTAGTACTAGTGGAAGTAGTTGTCGTGGTTATTCCCCCTGCCGCAATAGCTGCATCAATAATGCCAATTATCTCATTAAGATTCATCCCATTGTGAATATGTAAAAAGGGAGTATCTGGACCTGTGTATCTAACACATTGTCCTGGCATTATGATCAAACAACCATTTGTTGGGATTAGCATATATTTTACATTACGTATTTAAAAAAATAGAGGGGAAGTAGAAATTTCCCCTCGTTCACCTATTATTCAGGGAAACCAAAAACCCGAATATGGTTCTCTAGGAAAGAGAAATAGTTTCGACTATAGGGGTAGAATATTTATTATTTGCACATGAGGAACATATTTCAGTATACTCTATTTCCCATGTACCTGCTGTAGGTACTGAAAAAGTATGAGGGAGATCATTTGGTCCGGGATAACTCAGAATATATGTAAATGCGGCCGTAGAGCCAAAGGGTCTATAGCCTATCCTTAGCACTGATCCAAATTTTATAGTGGTGGTTCCTGTTGAAGCGTCGGGCATATTAATTATAAGTTATTATTTTACCGTCTGTGTCATATCCGGTATTGGGGATACTGTAACTGGCTAATCCGGGTACAACAGCATAATTGCTATTATTCAGAGGACAATATGTTAATGATCCGATTGAGAATGTTGTAAATGTTGCGATGATATTACCAGTAGTTTTATCTATTTGGTAAATTCTTGGTAAGCCGGAATCTGTAAATGAATTAGCAAGTATACCACTCATATAAAGAGTATCGCTGCTTTGTCTGTAAACTGGATTCATTAAAGCCATAGCCTTACCTTCAGATGGAATAGTTGTAGTGTGAATTATAGTTCTGGATGATGCACTTATTGCTATTATTTGCAAACTTCCAAAAGAAACAAACCATACACTATTTGTAGGTGCATCATAATAAATACTATCTGATATTTCATATGTGCCTCCTGGTATCTGAACAGTATCAATATTATTAATTGTTGCTATAGGGGAAGAGAGATCAGACATTGAGTATATCAGTACCCTAGACGGGGTTGATGCGGAAGATGTTTCGAATAACCAAAGCTCTGATCCTGCTACTACCATTCTAAAGGTTGCAAATGAGCCTGTATTGGGGGGTATAAAATCAGTCAACCTTGTATTAGTTGTAGGATCTACCACTACGAAACCCCCAATAGCAGAGTAGCCTCCATATATTCTATTACCTATTGAATAAACCTTTTGGCGGGTTGCTACAGAATTCCCATTGGAACCATATGCAATAGTTGTATCTACAATATTTGTAGCGCAATTATAAATTAACATGCCTCCGGACTTCCTACCATGAATGAATAACTTATTGTTTGTGGAATCATATGCCATGTGTTCAAGCATCATTCCTCTTGCAGATACAGGATAAGTGATATCGGAAATACTAGTTGCAGTTAACGGATTATAATACCCTACTCCACCATCAGTTATAGACAGCGTACCTATAGTATCGAAGTCTATATAATACATTCTATTATTATTCTGATTAAATGCTATTCCATTGGGGGTTCCCAGATTTATTATCTCCTGTACCGGAATTGGTATACCAGTAGTAGTGGTGGTTGTCGTCGAAGAAGTGGTTGTAGTGGTGGTAATTGCAGGAATACTTACAGTAGTGATTACTGATCCTTTTGAACAGTTTAGACCAATCGCCGAAGCTCTTATATAATAACTATATCCTTCCTCTAAACTCAACGGATATGTAGTTAAAGAGGTGGGATTCGATGGAACGGTTGGTACTACCCACATAGTCTCCCCATACTTCTTATATTCGATAAGAGTACCAGTAGACCCAGCAGTCGGGTTAAATGTTACATTCCTGGTTACAAAAGCCATTATGCGGGTATAACTTGTACATTAGTAGGAGGATCGCAAGGAGAGGGGCAAGATGATATTAGTGTACAGAATTTGATTTTAAGTTCTTCATTATCTGTAAGTTCTTGTATTATAGAATCTATTATTGCTTCCAAATCCAAGTTTGCTGAAACCTTTAACTGAGAATCTGAATTGAAGGGAAATACATTGATAGAAACCATATCTGTACTTCCCACTATCTTATTTTGTAAATAATCAGCGGTAGTATCAGTGCTATTTACTTTAACCTTTTCATCAGCAGAAGAACCTCCGATAGCATTAATGGTTACTTTTCCAGCATTCGCAACTCCAAAATCTAAAGTAACATTAGTACCAGCTACAAATTTATTGTCCAATGTGCTTGGAGTAATATCTGCTGAATTCAAAGCCACCAGTCTATCAATATTTGCGACAGCAAGTGATATTTTATTTCCCAGGCAAGGTTGACTGGAATCTATGGGGGTTACTATAAATTGTGAATTATTAAATCCCCGTATTGTTTCCGTACTTAAAGTGTTTACTTGTGATATAGTAGCATTCAATACCTGTTCTAAAGTGGAAGATGAACTATAGGATACACAAGTAGCTGCTGTAAGATTTGCAGCATTGAAAGTGGGGGATAGACAAAGTCTTATTTTAATTTTATTAACAGTATCGACTAGACTGTCAGTTGCTGTAACAGGAGTTGCTAAACAACTGCCCACATTATTGAAGGTAGGGAGAGACGCACTTGCTCCACCATTCTTCAATTGACAAATTTGATCCAATACAGTATTAAACCCTTCTACTATGTTAGCTGGAGCATCCCCAACTAAAGTAAAACACTGTGACCAGTTTGCTGAAGATGGATCAATTGCATCATAAATAGCACATGCACCATTAGAAAGTTTTGTTAAAACGACATTTTGATCATCTGAACTTTGAATATTTAATTCTGCACAGGAAGTTATACCGGGATTATTCAGACTGTTTATCTGAGTCTGTAAATTACTTAGACCATTTACATAAGTCGTACTTGTAAAAGTATCAAAGTCTGTTCTTGTTTGACAAGCAAATTGAGAAATACGCTCAACAAATTGCTGTTGAGTATTTATAGGGCCAGAATTTATTAAACAGTAGAAATTGTATCCGCTAAAATCCCCTAGAGTAGTGCAAACCTTCGAATCTATTAATTGTAAAATAACCTCTAAATTTGTATTAGAATCTGCTCCAATACAATTCAAAGGTGCTCCTGTATAAAGTACACAAGAAGCATCTTTTGCATCACACCCTTCAGGACAAGGGGATGGGCAATTGACACATCCGGTTGTGTTTGGGTAATATCCTAGAGATTGACTATTTGTATTAGTACAAGGCATTATTTTACTCTTTTAATATATATTACTGCCTCATAAGGCATTCTATTTTCATGTTCTTTACCACCACCGCCAGTATTAAACTTCACTGACCCCAAAACATTATCCAGGTTTATTGAAATGGGAGTGGGGTTACCGCCAGTGTAATCATCCCCTAAGCTGTAAATCCTAGAGTTAGAATCTTGCATTCTCCCCCATTTCTTAATGAGGTTTATTTTAGAAGTTACCTTTACATCGGTAGTAGTAATTTGATAGTTGGGTAGTTGATCTTTTGTTATTGTTACCTTCGTAAACCCACCACGATCACCTACAGCATAGTTCATTGTTGCATCTTGGTTGGCTAAAGGATCAACGTTTCCAGATAATGTATCGCCACCTACCCCTTGGATTGCTCCAACTAAAGTAACACCTCTCCAATCCTTTGTTCCTCCTTTACCATTACATATACGCCAATTTTCCACTTCCGTCCCAGTCCTTCCTTGACCATCTATGTCAAAATTTGATAGTGGACCATCGTATGGAATAGCTCCACCTATAGGAACCATCCCCAGCATCTCATAATGTGCAACACCATTTGTAACGGTCTTTTTGACACCAGTAGGGCCAGTAATTAGATCATTGAGGAGAGTGTTAACTATTTGATTTATTATTGTATTATCGACATTTCCTCCTTCTAGGTTTGTAACTCTTGTTGTTAAGACACAATTTGCATCAATGAGGGTTTGTATAATTTTATCGACGGTTACGGGAGAAGCTGGGACACTTAAACATTTTAAATCAAATATTGTATTATTCCCTGTTTGATTTATTTTACTGTTTATCTGATCAATTAACGCTTTTAAGTTGCAATCAGAATCTATTAATAGCTGTACTAAATTGGTAATTGTTTTATCTTTACCAGCAAATAGTACTTTTAAATAGGGACAATTTTCAAGTGTTACTTGGGGTAAAGTAATACCAGTACCTTCCAATGCTGCCAATAACTTATTAATTATTGCAGTTTCTACTTCCGTAATTGTATCTCCCGTACAGATGCCTAATGCGGGAACTGGATCTCCTTCGTATTTTACACAATTGGAAGAAACCGGATTTAAACAGTTTTTGGAAGGATTATTTTGAGTGCATCCAGATCCCATTGATTAACAACTTTGATTTAGTAACTGATGTATCTTTGAAATTATTTTACCGATTGGATAAGGGATACAACCTGAGTCGCATATCTTTTCAATTAAGACTTCTTTATAAAAAGTTAAATCTTCGTAAAGATCATAATTGACTTTGTTATCCATCCCCAACCTGATATTATTACTCTCGACTGATGAGATTTTGATAATTTTATTATCTATCTCCTGTAATAAAACAGATAGTGGCTTGACTTTCTTCTTATCTAATATGTAAAAATCTAAAAACAAGAGAGGAATGATTTAATGATTGCTTTTATTCTTGGTCTAAGACCTTTTGCATGACATGAAGGACATACTCCTTCAATTAATTGACATTGTTTGAGTTGGTTCCCGCATGCCGGAACAGGACAACTTACTAATCCGCATCCCATAATTATTTGGTTTTAACATTCACAATTTGATATCGATCTAAGTAGTTCTTGTGCTTGTTTATATTTCTTCATTGCATCCAAATCATCGAATATATTTGCTGATGCTACTGATCCCTCTATTAATAACCTTACTCTCTGAAGTATTTTCTCTTTTTTCTTAAATTCAGATGATGAACAATTTGTACATTCATCTAACTGAAGTGATAATCTTATTTTACTGTACAAACATTTAATAGCATCTATCCTGATGAAGTTCTTCTCTACATAAGTTGATACTGCTGGTTGTATAGAATATTTTACCTTGTAAATTCCATCGGGGAGGATTGTCAAAAACGATTCATCTACTACTTCAGTGATAAATAGGTTATTGCTGTTAAGTATATTAACAGATCTGGGTATAAATGGAATTGCTACTTTGGGAAAACCTGGAGGAGTGATTTCTACTGTTGGAGAATTAATAGTAAAATTGACTTCATAGATACTGGCGTCTGCGATGCCGATGGTTTTTGGGTTGTGAGTGGGTTGAATGTTAATATCTAATGAAGGCATTTGGATTCATATTTTCTATTCAATAAAAAAGCCAGAGGAGGACCGAACCCCTTAATCCTCTGGCTGATTTAAAACGTTGATAATCAATTAGTTACTAAGGTATATTAATTGTCGTGGTACTCGTGGTAGTGGTTGAAGTAGTTGAAGTAGTAGTTGTCGTGGTACGATCTGTAGCACTGTAATCAGTTACAGCTCCAGCAAATGCAACCAGTATTGCTTCTAAGGCTGTACCAGTACCAGTAGGGACAGCTATAATAACTGTCTCATCCTGATCTGATGCGTCTTCAAAACTGATATTATCTTCTTCCTTAAATTTCAGATAGTAGGTATCGTAATAGGTACCAGCAGTTACATAACTTTCATAAGCACCATTAAAGCCGGTCTGATTGAAGATATGTTTGTAGGTAGTCTGGAAGCTGTAGAAGTTATGTTCTAACTGAGCAATTTCATCACTGGAACCACGGCCATATTGAGCACGTTGTACATAGGTGATAGTTGCAAAGGTATCACAAGCATCAGCTACTTCCAGATCCTGAGAAGTTGCAGGGCCTTTATGTGCATAACCCCAGAAGCTCAAACGATCATATTCAAAAGAGAAGGAGTTAGGTTCACAAGCATTACCATATTTGTCCAGTACTTTACCATATACACGGAGTATAGAGGTAGCACCAGTACCAACACGGATTGCAGTTACAAATCGAGAAAGTAATGCGTGTGCATTAATTTTAGCTGCAAACTGATCAACAATGGATTGAATACCAGCTGCATCAACAGTATCACAAGGATCACCACCACAATCACAGCAGGGAGCCTTCAACCAAATAGATTCAGTCAAGCCATTATAGAAACCTACATTGATGTAACTAGACATCAAACGCAATGTGATAGTCAGGTCTTCCTCGCACTTAGCATTGAATGCACTGAATTCAAGTATTTCAGTCGGAATCTGAGGTTCAGCGATAACTTTATACCACTGACGTATATTTTTTGTGAAGATTTTATCAGACCTTTTAGAACCTAAGCCAGGTACTGCGATACTCCTACCTTGTGCCAAATAAATATAAGGCTTGGTAGCAACTGTACCCGAAGTAGCCGGAACATACGCGTTATCGAATACACCAAACTGCCCAGCTGTCAAATCCTGCGTGGAACCAGTGGTCGGCAAAGTGTTACCAGAAGGTACAACAAATACAGTTGTAATAGAGAAATCCATTTTATTCTTAGATTTAAGTTAGTTTTATATTATTCGTTAGTTTGTGATCTTATTTGGGAGTTTTGTATGGCATTGTAATTTTCAGTATCCATACCTAATTCCATTGTAATCAAATCGAGTAGTTCATCTTCAAGAAATTCAGGGAGTTCACAATCCTGATTTTTAGATTCATTACCATCAAAATCTGTATAACCTTCTATATCAATCTTTGTAGGATACTTTATGTAGGAGATATATAAATCTTGGGGGGTAAAGGAACTGTCAGTATAAACTTCAAACTTATTATTTGAGATAGTTCCTAATGTTTCCTGATACTCGAATGATGGGGTGTAGTGGGTATTTTTTAAGAGAACTGGGAGGTCAGCGTGTTTAATTACATTTACAGTTAACACTCTATCAACACATTTTTCTTTCGTTGCTGTGATGTAGATGTCACTGTACATTAAATATTCTGGGGTGAGTTCGGTAGTTTTTTCACTACTTGACCATCTATTATTTAATGTTTTGTCATCTGAAAGAGATACTTTAATATGAGGAACCACTAAACCCTGCAAATCTTCATATCTCTTTCTGAAGCCGTCATAACCTAATCCGTAGTTATTATTTAATCCAATCTTCTTTTTTACAAGTTTTATTTGTGCTTCATTTGCTGCCAAGGCCCAATCTGTTCTTGGAATATCTTGGTGGACATTGGAGGCTAGGTTATTAAACCTCATCGTTGTTTTATAATAAAGCCTCTCAGCAGGGATCATTAGTCTTGTAATATTGATTTCTTAGCTTTCAATCTTTCTTTTAGGGCAAACAAGTCTTCTGAGTTTTCAGGAATTGCAAGGAATTCAATAAGTTTTTCCAGAGAGTCAAATACTTTTACTTCACCGTCATAAATTCTACCACCTTGTTTCCTGCGGTATACAGAATGTGTAAGTAACTGATGAGCGAGATCATGGAGACTCAAATTTTCATTTTGCATGTCAGCAAAGAGTTCGAACATTGTAATAGAATCGCTTCCTTTATGTTCACCAAATTGCACTTCTCCAGTTTTTATGTACTTATTTAATTCGTTGTAGATAACAATTTCAGATGTATTGTCTGATACTGGCAGACCTAACAAACGAGCTACTTTACGTTTCTTTTCAGGATCAAGATCTTCCATTTTACGAACGGTTTTATTGATCTTATGTTCCTTTTTATAAACCAGTTCAGCTTCGATATTGGTGTCATTTACATAAAACCTTACTCTATGATCTTCAACATCTCCTTTTTCCCAGTGTTCAAATGATCTGGCTATTGAAGGATGTCTACTAACCCATGCATATGTGATAGCATCACTGTTATCTTCAAGATTAAATATTGTATCACTACCTGGAAGTCTTACTATAATTGCCCTATTAGCATTTCCAAAGTTCTCATCAAACATTTTTACATAGTAGTCAGATTTTGGACCCAAGTCTAAACCAGTAGCATCCTCCAATCTTTTTCTCTCTGCCTTTGCTCTTGCCTTCTCAATAACTTGTTCTTCTGGTTTCATTCGCTTAATATATAAAGCGTTTTCATCTAAACCAGTTCTATAACTACCATCTTTCTCTTTATAAGGAACGATACGATCTGCGGTCATAGGAAATTTGTGACGACCAAGTGCTGCAAGTGAGCCTTCAATACTCTTCGGATCAGCGTATTCTTTCTTCAGGATACTTATTTTACCTTGTTTACCCATAATGTAGTTAGTTTGTTGGTTTTTCATTTTCCAGAAAACCTTGGCAGAAGATGTGATTATCTGCCAAGATCCTGGCGACTGAGGATACTCAATCCTTTAGGAGGGATTTTAAATGCCTCATCCTGGGACGCTGTTCTTACGGGTAGCGGTGATGAGTTCTGTTTATTTTATAACTGAGGAATTTCCTCTATTAATACTGCGGTTGACAAATCTTCGATAAACAGGTCAGAACGATCTTCCATCCAGATTTTATACCAAGGATCGGAGTTAGCTGATTGCATACCTTTTGATGCAGCATGTCCTAAGTGATGGATACGACCATCTACATAACCCCAAGTCATACTTGCTTCTTTTTCATGACGTACTTCGCGGATATTATCTGTAAGAGTACCATCAGAATCAGGAGAAACGTTAAATACTAAGAATACCGGGGGGGATTTTTTGTTGCGGCTAAATTCACCGTTCAACTGCGGCAGATCGAGTTCCATCAGATGGACAACTTCAATATTACCAGTTTCTGCGGTTACGACACCATCAAAGCCCCAATCCAGAATCATCCTCTGACCACCACCTTTAATAAAGCGTTCATCGGCAATGATAGTCAGACCTTGCGCCAGAGCATCATTTTTAGCTGCTGTACGGAAAACTTCCATACCAGCTTCATTGGTAAACATTTTAACTTTACGTTTGGCAGCAGGAACCCTACGATAGAACAAATCACCAAATACATCACGAAGTAATGCTATAGAGAACTGTCCACGATTATACTGAACCAGATGGCCGTTGTTACGGATCTGATAATATATACCTTTAGGATTCTTTTTAATTTCTTGTTTGCTACCATTGGTTTTAGCAGTACCGCCTTTTGACCAGATGTTTCGCTTATTCCTCATCATGAGCATTTCTCTACGCATCTGAGATTCGATAAACGGTTCCCACAAAATAGGACCGTCATATTTCTTCCCAGGTTCGTTCCTGCGATTTTCCATGTACACAATGAGATCCAAAGGTTGGCCTTTATCATCTTTTAAAGTACGAGCCATGGCTGCTTTAGTTACGGTATGTTCTACACCATAACCAGCGGAGAGGCTTTCAAACAATGTGATTTTATCACCAAGAGGACCAAGGCTTGACAACTTCTTATCAAACTCACCAGTCATGTGGTTAATTTTTTCCAGTTCAAGACCTACCAATAACCACTGCTTTGGAACAAATTCTACTTTGGGGTTGTTTGACAACAGAGTGAATTTATACAAGTAGCCAGTATTATATGGAGCAGGATCAGAAATTACTTTCCATTCTTGGGAATATATCCTATGGGAGGTAATTACATCATTTGCTACAAAATAGCCTGTATCCAACACCACAGAAAATTCCTGACCGTCGATACCAGGTTTAGCTAGATTATCTGTTTCTGCCGGGATCTCTATAATCTTAGGATATGCAAACGGAACATCTACATCCCAGCTCCAGTAATCAGAGTTGCTCTTGAGATAAAAAGGACGTGATTTATTAATCATATCCGTCAAATCATTTGAGAACAGAGAAGACTGGGTGTATATAGATATTACATTTTTATCATATTTTGTCGGGGACTCCATATGAAGGGATTCCAAGTGGTTAGAATCGGTCAGTTTACCGACTACACGTTTGTCCATAGAGGAAACTCTACGGGCAACAAAACCATTATTAAAACCGGCAATTGTATTTAAAGCCATTTTAGTATAGAGATTTTATTTTTTAATTATTTTCTTATTCGGGGTGGGTAAACTGGAACTTCTTTGTAGGAGTTGAAGCAGTTTGTTTTGTAGCAGGGGATTGGGATTTTTTACTTTTCTTCTGAAGATTAGCAAACAATTCGTTAGTCTCTTTCGTAATTATACTGGGTTTAACAACACTTAAATTGAAGTTGTTCAAGGCCAACAGAGCAACTTTTACTCTCATTTCATGATTTTCAGGACGTTTCAAGTCCAAGAAAAACCTATCAAATTCTGTAAGTAGTTCTCCTGATGGCAGTTGGTATTTCTCAGTGTAGAGATAATCGTAAGCGTTATTAGCTACATCATTATTTACAGGGATACCATCAAATTCCTTTTCCTTTATTTTATTTGTAAGAATGGTACGGATACTATTTTCGTAAACTCTTTTCTGTTGTTCTTTTTGACCTAATTCCTGAGCTTTTTTAGCTTTAATGTCTTCCAGGGATTTAGATTCTTTATCAACAAGTATCTGGTGATAATCGGTAGCGTCTTCCTTTAAATCACCGTCTTCTATAGATTTTTGAAGCAGTTTTTCAATTTTTTCAGACTTCAGTCCTTGACCTTTATAAAATTCTCTGAAAATTGCTTTCTGATTATCCTCTACTGTAATATCTAAATTGCTAAAGGCTTCTATTTTACTATATGCAGAAAAGTATTCTTCTGGGGCTACCCCTTCTAATACAGCCAGTACGAAATTCTTGTGTTTTTCACCAAACCTACCTAAGTAACTATCTAATACCTGATATGCACCACTCCTCTTTTCTTCCTGGATTGCTTCAAGTAATTGCTCACCTGTAAGTATTTCAGGTTCTTCTCCATTTTCACCTTTTGCTAAGACACCTAAACTATAGAGTTCTTTACCGAATTCTGAGAAGGGATTGTATTCATCCTCTGTGGTAGGAGTTTCTTCGGGGTCTTTTTTCTCTTCTTCTTTAGATTTCTTTTCTTTAGGTTTTTCTTCCTCTTCTTCAACTTCCTCATCATCTAAAAATGAATCCACATCAACTTCTTCCTCTTCTTCAATAGGAGATTGTTTCATGGATTTAACTTTAGGGGATTCCTTCTTTTCTGATGCTTTAGGAGACTCTTCTTTTTCAAGGTTAACGGGGGTTACTTCTTTGGGGTCTGCATCAGAAAGAAAAGAATCAAGATCCGAAGAGTCTATTAGTTCTGTTTCTTCTATACCTAAATTGAGAGGGAGTTCATTAGTGGTTTCAAAACCTCTTCTTTCTGCCATATGTATTTGGGGTTAAATAGGGGGTTGGTTTTTCAAACGATATATCAAAGATATGGTGAATTAATTACTTTACAAAGTAAAAACTAATATAATTTATTAGAAATGAACCATTATATAGCTAAGGGAAAATTTACATTCATTTAATTGATGATAACTCAGTCTTCTTCTTCCAAATCTTCATCTTCCAGGTCTTCTAATTGACTTTCTGGTTCTTCACCTTGTTCTCTTGCTAACTTTTCTAATTCATCTAATTTTTTGACTAAATCCCTATGGTACTCCTTGGCTAATATTAATTCTCCACTATATAGGAGTATAACTGAAGTAGTTTTAGAAGTACCCCATACCCGATTGATATCTTCTGGTTTAAGGTGTAATGGTCCCCATAAAAATACTGGAGAGTCTACTTCATCATATAACTTACCAATGTTAGATTCGTCTACTTTTAGGTTTTTAGCTTTTACTTCTAAATACATATAATATGGTTTTTATTCTGAACATCTAAAAATATTGTCTGTATTAAATCTCGTACGTTTACCGCTTAGGTATCTATCAAAAGTATGACTACTAACCCCTAAATAATTATAGGCTTCTTTTTTCGATTTAAACTTTGTTATTAAATTTCCGCTTCGATCTACCATTTCTATTTTTACGCTACTTCTGGGATCAGGTTCATTATATTTAAAAGGGTCTCCTCTTTTAACTATCACATAGCCTTTACAATTTGAATGCTTTCCTTTTATACAATTTACTATGTTACTGTCGTGGACATTTAAATAACTAGCACATTCCACTATACTTTCAAAATTTAATAGCTGTTCTCCTTTTATTGTATATAAAGATGTTGGTATTTTTTCTTGACTTCCTTTTCTTCCTTTATTACTTTTGGATATTTTTTGTCTAGTTTCTTCAGAAACTTTTCTTCCTTTGAGTCTGATGCTTCTATTTAAACTTTCTCTTTCTCTTGTTACCGAATTACTCCAATATTTTTTTATACCAGTGGCGATAGCGTGTTTTCTCTCTTCGCTCATAGGGGGACGCGGTTTTTCTTTTTTTCTATTGGAGTGGTTTTGATAGTTGTTTCCCCCACCACGGCAAATGTTATACCCAATTTTTTTATTAGTACTGTTATAAATATCGATATAATGTATTTCAAGCTCATTTAACTTTTCTATACAAAAATCTCCTTCTTCTAAAATTTCTTTTGAAAAATTAGGTTTCCCATATTTTTTTACAGCTAGTTCTAAAGCTACCCCACTACCTAAATAGTTTTGATGATTACTAACCGATTGTCCAATATAAATTTTACCATTTATTAGATTTGTAGTTTTATAAATAATAGACATACTACTTATCAAATTTATTTTTGTTGGCCTTGGCTATCCTTTCTTTAGAAGCTATTTCTTCACCTTTTAACTTTAATTTTTCTTTTTCTATTTTCAGATACTCACTTTCAGTTGCATGTTGTTCTGTTTGTTTCTTTTGATCAGCAGCCAATTTTTGTGTTTGGAGGTTATATTGATTAGTTGCATTGATTTCTTGCTGATTTAATGAGTTTAGAGAAGTTATATCCAATACTGGCGTTGAGGCATTTACACTAGAGCCTTGATTTTTTGATGTTTGAATAACTGCGATGCGTTCTGCTGAAATTCTGTCTAATTGTTTTTGATAATTTTCATTAAAGATATCTTGTTGTTTTTCGGCAGATTGGGCTTGTTGCTGGGCAATGAATTGTTGTTGCTGCTGCTGGAGTTGAGCTTCTTTTAGTTGATAATCTTGTTGCTGGAGTTGCTCATTCTTTTCTTTAACAGATTTTAAAATCTTCTTTATCTGCCTGACAGAATTAGTAGAATATACTTCTGCTATTTCATAAGGAGTAGCTCCATTTTGAACTAGACTTTGACTTAGATTTCTAAGATCCTGGAAGAATTTCTGATCTTCAGCACGGGAGGTAACAAATACTTTAAGATCAGGGAGACGGATTTCTGCCCCAGTTACCTGTATGAAAGAGTTTTCACCTTCATTCGTTATATAAGATAGGGTAGACAGGGGATTTTGAGATTGTACATACTGGGCTGCATCCACAATACCCTGATATACTTGGTTCATTACATACTCATGTTGCACGAAATAAGGAGCTGTTTGAGTATATGACGCATCAAGGGCAGCATTTGTAGAGGTAGCTGTCTCGGTAGCCTGAACTTTACCCAGTCGTTGCTGAGAGAAGCCGACTAATTCCCAACATTCCAGCTTAACCTGAACTGCAAGATTGACTCTTGACTGAATTTCAGCAGAACGAGTTAAATCAATATTCTTGAACTGATTAAATGCTGAAGGAGCTTTTAAGTTCTCCGGAGAGTCATCCACCATAAGAATACCTTTCTCCATGGCTTCCATCATCCACACTTCTTCAGAATCCTGTGGATCTCCATCTTTTGCGGTAGGGATATGTCGCAATGAGCCCAAGAATACATTACCAATTTCCTTCTCTAGTAGTCTGAATATCTGGTTCCAGCAGATGTTATAGATAACTTGGAGAGGTTTCATTAAGTCCACAAGGGATCTTGCCTCATCGACATTCTTTATTTCATGAATTACTCCAATTATAGGTAAGTAGTCCAGGAGATAGAATGGGGCTACTTTATATACCTCTGGGCCAATTTTGACCCCCTTATACCACTGGTTTTCCCATGTCCATTCAATAGATATCTGAGTATCTATTTTTTTATAGTTTTCATCAACAAGTAGAGATTGAATTTGATCATTTTCTCCTACATAGGTAAGTTTACCTACTTTCTTTTTAGAAATCCAATAGTTTTGATTTACAGTGAATTTCGATCCATGAGCTGAAGTACGACTATTTGTCCCTAAGAAGTCATCGATGGAAGGACCATCTGCCATTAGGTCAGCCTCTGCCAACATCCTCTCCCTAACTACAGTTGGGTCATAAGTATTATAGTCAATTGAACTTAAACCACTTTTACCATTGAATAAATTGGACTCTTTGGGGGAGATGAGATTATTTTCCTTTACCTTATTTTCAAGATTATCTATCTCTTCTTCTGTAAGATCAAACTTGTGAATAATCTCTGACAATTCCATCACATCCACTATTCCACCTGCATACCAATCCCTACTATATTTTTTATCCTGAACTTTTAGACCCCATACTTTTTTAGTGTTTACACACTCTACACTGAATCCAAGATTTGAATTATCTTCAAAAATGTGGAAGAATTCCCTGGAGCCAATTGTTAAATCTCTCATTCCTTCTTCTGAGAGTTCTTTCATATTGAAATCTATCTTACAAGATTCTAATATCTTATTGGCCCATTTTTCTGCTGTTGATGTATAATTATCTATTTCCTCCTGTACTTTTTGAGAAGTTAATTGATCAACTTGATCCATAACCTCTGGAGAATTGATATCCAACCCCTGTTGAGCTGCTTTATTTATATTGATTTGCTTAATTACCTGAGTTGCATATTGTATAAGGATATCGGTTTTAAACTGTAATTCCTGACTTTGGGAATCACTATCAACTGCTTTTACTTTAGCATTGTCAGGACGCTTAGACATTTCTCCTACCATGGAATTGATAGGAGGGTTCAGTATAGGGTAGTGTTTTACATATGAAGGAAGTTCTTCTCCGGCAAGTATTGTATCAACCAATGATTTTACCTCTGGCTCCTCAAAGAAATCTTCCCTGGTGAGGATACCTTTGACTAGGTTGTAGTTCTTTGCAAATGTTTCCTTATTCCTGAAGTATTGTTTTAATCCTTCACTCTCAAAGTAATCCATTGTATTCTTCACCCAATCATCAGATTGTTTCACTTTATCAGAAACTCTTTGATTGGGGTAGTTATTTAGGTATTGGAGGTAATTAGGTTGTTCTTTAGTATGGGTTATAATAGCCACGTAGTACTATTTAAATAAGCGCTTAATTCTTGTTTTATCTCTTATTGGGGTTCTGGTTTCCTTGAATAATTGAGGTTTATTCTTATTCTTTTCAAAATAGGATTTGTAACGAGGATCACCATTTTCTTCAGATACTTTATAAATGGGATCTAGGTGCCTTGCCATTGCTATCGCGAGTGCTATAGCCCGGATTCTATCAAAGTTTCCTTCTCCAAATTTTATAATTTCTTCAAGTAACATGATGTCAAGTATCTTCGACATCCCTATTACTTCTTTTATTATTACTCCAGATTCATCTCTATCTGTAGAAATTACCTCTTCTGTATACTCTTTTAATAATCCATTTATGTAATTGATTATTTTTATATTGGCATGTATACCCTTTGTCCTGTTTACTTTCGAGTTAGGGATTACATCCTTCAACCATTCCGGCTGATCTGATAGATAATGTCCTTCATGTTTAGAGAGCATGTACTGTATAAAACCATAATCCTCATTTTCACATAGGGCAATTGCATTATAGTATTTTAATAGGTTTCTAGTAGTTTCATACCATGTAATCATTGATTCCGGCCTACCTACATACTGGGCCACGATCATATCTTGATATTTCTCAGATTTAATATCATGGATACGCTTAAAAATATAGACGGCACCCAGGCTATCAGAATATTTAGCCTGGTCCTGCTTATATGGATCAATTCCCGCCACGTACAAACCTCTGGGTGCCCCCATTACAGGAGCTTCGTACATTACTACACAACCATCTCTTTCTGTTGATTTTATAGGGAATTCGGATACCGGTTGTTTATTTATGAATTTGTGTATTAACTTTTCTCCATCATTTATTATTTCTACAGAAGAACCTGTTATATTATTTTCCTTCAATCTAGATTGTTGAAATCTAGCTGCATGTATATTAAAGTTATTAGCTTGAATTATAAGGAAACTATCTGAGGGTTTTAACGGCCAATAAGCTAAGAATTTTGTAAGCGTTTTTGCTCCACCTTTTTTAGCTTTCGCATGAGTAGGTTCCCACCATTCTTTAAATGCCTTTTCTTCATTTGATACCAGTATGGTAATTTTATCTAGATCTGGATGATCAATCCCCAAATAATCAGATAATCTCATTGGCTCTTTAAAAGCCATTTTTGCCATTGTAGCAGGAATAAACCTGCCTATTTTTTTACCTGTTTCCCAAGTATCTTCAAATGCTAACATATTGTATACATCTGGAGCATAAAATATATCAGCAGCCTCTTGACCTACTTCCATGTCCCCTCCTGTTCCTGCCAGCATTACAAGGCATGAAGGCTTATCCCCGCCGCCAGACCACCAACATCCATCACTATCTTTCACACAACCTATAAGATTGGGGATGGTTCCAATTTCATCAATCAGGTGAAATCCAGGACGTGTACCATTTGCGGCCATGGTTTTAGTCCCCATCTCATAGTTTCGGACAATTATTGCAGAGTTGGAGGATTTATCACTGGGTTGATTAGAAGATTTATCTTTCCAACCAGCTCTTACTTCCTTTTTCCAATCGGAGGAAATCCTATTCTTTTTGAATACTGGATGATAATTGGTTAACCCGTCTTCTATTTTATTTGTAGCAAGTTTTATGTAGGAAGATTCCCCCCCTGATATTACAGACTCTGAATTATCAAAAAAGGAATAATTGTGTCCTGCTAATGAAGCAGCTATTATCGAGTTATGGGTAACTGTATAGTTGTCAGTTAAAAATAATTGATCCTTGTTATCAACAGTTATACAAGTTGCGTTTTCTTTACCATAACTTTCTATTGATACTATTGAAACTCGCTCTGATCTATGGCTCTTAATGTTTTTTAGTTTCCTCTCTAATTTAAATATCAATTTATCTGTAAGTAAAGTAAATCTATATGAATCTTTTGTTTGTATGTAAATACCATTTTTCTTGTAACCTGATTTTCTCTTTTTACAAGTAGCTATTATTCCTAAACTTCTTACCAGTCTATAAAAATCCTTTGCTAATTTTACATTTGATGTACTGAATTCCACAGTTCCGTCTTTTGAACAGCTTCCGTCTGTATCCATCAACCCTCTCAATAAGTTCATTCTATTTTCAATAGATGTATAGAAATAAGCACTTGGTATATGTTTATTTTGAATTAATTGTAAATCTTTGAATTTTGTGTATACGTGGTTTCTTCTATATTTTCTTGTGCCGACTGTACCAGAAGTTATTCTATACCCATATTTTCCAGAATCTTTAACTAAAAGGTTATTTAAACCAGCATATTTTTCAACATATTGTTTTATTTCACGATCAACAGTTGTAATTCTTATATACCTATTATCACCATCTCCCAACCACAATCCTAGAAAGTAAGGATCTATTGGAGTTGTATCATTGTCATTGTATTCTACTGCCTCATTATTAGGTATTGCATATTTATATTCTATGCCTTTTCTATTTTTATAGGAAACTTTTTTTGGAAGCAGGTAATCTTTTCTTATTATATTTAAGGGTAAATTTTCGTATTTCTTTTTTCTTGAATTCCAAACTTTCCAAATATGATTATCACAGCAATACAATACTCTTCCATCGTTGAGAGTGATTTTAAAAATATCAATACTGCCTTGAGGATACACACCTGTAATAGTAGTCAGCTTACCATCAGCACCATATATTTGATCTCCTACTTTAGAATTTCCTATTTCTATTTCTCCCGTTGTTGTATATAGTGTAGCACTATTTATTAAGGCTTTTCCGAAATCCCTGGACCCAACTAAATTATAAAACTTACCATCTCTTCTACAAGTATCTACATCCTTAAAAATCATCCATTCAATATCTCTAAGAATGGGGGTTATAATTTTACGACTTTTTCTTCCAGAGATTGGATTATCTATATAAGCAGCTATTTTCCAATAAACACAATGGTTGTATAATTCTCCTGGGATATATACCTGACCATCTGCTATATGGAAACCATTTATACACCGATCTCTTTCTCTTTTCCAATATTCCTTGAACTGATAATCTGAAATAGGATCTGTCGGATCATAGATGGGTTCTTCTTGATCTGGGAAAAATATATTGACAGTATCTTGAGTGTAATGATTCATTAAATATCTCCTGACTCAAATGGGGACAATGCTTGATCTCCTCTAATTGGCCCTAACTTCTTTTCTTCTTTCTCTCTTAGGTTATTTAATGCTTCGAGCATAGATGGAAGATCTTTAAGAATATCTTTTAGGGTTCTAATTTGATCTTCTATTTTAGAAATAACTTTACCTACTGAGTCAGTTCTATCTTTTAACTTATCGAAGGGTCTATCGTCAACATATTTTTGTAATTCTTTGAACTTCCTATCGAGCCAGTCAATTTCATAGGTAATGAAATTATTTTTCTTTGCCATTATGTATTTTTAGGGGTTTCCTCCAACTGAATGAAATTCCAAATCCGATGATTCCTATGTATAATCTTCTATGATATTTACCTTTATTGTAAAGTAATCTTGGGCCTAAATCCAAATCAGACTCTTCATAGGCATACTTTTCATATGCTCTCCAGACATTAACAATTCGGATTTCCATTTTAAATGGATTATAGGTGAATATGATCTCTGAAGTTGTGATACCAAAACCACTTTAGATATGGGTACATTTTATACCCAGCATTTTTATAGGCTTTCCACAATGAATATTCTACCGGAAATGTTATTATAAAAAGTGGGAGATAGAGAATGATACTAATTATATCTTTAATAATTTTCATCTTCCTCATCTAAAATATTACTCAAATTCATTCCCTCCTTTATGATCTTATCCAACTCTGACTCTGGGGTTAAATGCTTGGAATCACAGGATAATTCAAATTGGTACTTATCTAGGAGGTCATACAGCTGCCTATCGGTCAAACCCCATATATCCTGGTAATCTGAAGTTGCAGTTGCCATATGCTTAGAAATCTCGTACTGGGGGTATTCTATCTTTAGGGTTTGGAGTAATTTTAATACTTCATCATAATAATCAATCTTCTCTTTCATAGGTTGGTTTTTCATTTACGACACTTATATGTCGCAATACTCGAATTTTATGTCGTTATAATAGATCATATAAGTCTATAGTAGGGTCAATTTCGTCTTCTGTATTTATTTGAATTGTCTCAGGAGTTATTATTATCTTACTTTTTGTTGAAACCTTTACACCTAAACCTTCTACACTGATACTAATATGTGTATAGTGTTTAGACATCTTTTCTAAATGTTTCATCATTTCTGCTATTGAGATATTACTGATGGTGGCCGTCATGACATTAGCCTTTTAACTTTTCTTGTATTGCTTTATCTTCTTCATCAGATACTTCGGCTTCCCATTTTTTTAGTGGACATTCTTCTGATAGACATCTAGTTTTCCAGTGTAGATTACAGCTGCAAATTTTGCAGAAATTATCTGGTCGCATAAACTTTTCACCTCTAAATCTTGCATAGTCAGATTCATGTTCACAATCATTACATATCTTCATACGTTCCTTAGACACTATTTCAATAGCTTCCTTAATGAAAATGGAGTTCTTAGCTCCTTCTAATATATTTTTAAGATTTATTTTCACTTGCTTGTAGTTTGGATAGTCTATTTTTGAGGTTGTCTACATTCTCCTGCATTTCATTCACTTTCTTTGCAGCTCCGTGTAATAACATAGGATCAGTTGTAGCTGCTTGTTTTCTTTTAAAGGAAGCCAGAAAGTACTCGAACTTGGGGAGTAACTTTTCTATTTTCCCTATCTTAACTGAAAACTTACCTAACCCTGGTAGGTCTACCTGATTCACTAGCTTTATTGCCTTTTTGGCCTTAACCCATTGATTTTTTACAATTATGGCTACAATATCTTCCGGTTGGTTTAATTGCTCAGCCGTTTCCTTTATTACCTTATCTCTCCATTCATTCTGTGGTGTCATTCCCTTTCAATTTTATCGTTATATTGAATACATAGTGCTTGCTTTTAAAGTCAACTTTATTATAAGGAAATGCTACACGATATTTACTATTCTCTTTGGTTATCAACTTTAACTTGCTGAGTTTGGAGATCATATTATTGATAGTACCTGGAGTGGACTGAAATTGCTTTATAAATTCATCTCTGGCAGAAGGGGAGGAGATAGTACCTCTTACGGCTATAAAAGCCAATAGCTCCAGTTCCCGGTTTGGGATAGGGATATTATTTAGTTTGAGGATTATTGAATAGTATTTTAGGGCTATTTCAATAGGGGACTCGTACTCTTTTTTAATCTTCTGCACTAGCACCTTCTCGTCCATTCTTGGGTTTCATCAATTTAATGAAGGTTGGTTTGTCTTTTCACCAGTAAAGTTAAGAATAAAACTAATACTTTACAAGTATAAACTAATCAATCTTATTATAGTTAGCTATATAATGTAAAAACCAACTCCTAGATAAGAGTTGGCGTTTAACTATAAGGGGACAAAACATAAAAAATTTACCTGTTAGTTTCAAAAACTACTTCTTCTTTCAGTTCTTCAAGTTCCTTAACTGATAGTATTTGATCCAATTTATTCTTGGCTTCGTTGAAAGTAGCATAATTTTCAAGATGATAATCGGTCCACATTCCTCTTGATCCATTAGAGAGGGTAGGTGATGCGTATGTGGGCTGAGTAATGGTTACAAATTCTTGAAAGTGCTGAATTACATAACCAAATGTTGTATAATCGGGAGTAAGCTGATGTCTTTTAAGCCTATGGGATTTAACAATTCTAAATGTACTCATATGTTGGTTTTTATTTTATTCCTAATTGTTCCATTAATTTTTCAAATTCATTGATATTCTTAACTTTACCTTCAAATATTTGGTTTCCTGGAGAATAATTTTTGTTGTGAGGTATTACAAGTACTATCCTCAGCCAGGGGATTTCACCCAGTAAAGTAAAATTCAGTTTGTAATAGGTATTTGTAAAAGATTCTTTGATATTATACTTGAATTCATTTTCATGGGTATGTTTCCATTTGAGGGATTCGAGATCTTCTTTATTGAGGTATTTTACTTTCAATAATTTTCTATCTATTGATTCCGTTATTCCTTCAATGCTAAATGCTACTGTTGGAAAAACGCTTTCTTCCCAGTTTTCATACTTATCAATTTCTGGGTATGCTGTCCAATATCTCTCTAAGTAATTGAACCCTATTGAAAATTCATTTATTTTCGGAATATAGTATCTCACTTCTTCAATCATTCTCTAATAATTTATTCCATGCTGAATCCATATTGTCTAATGTGTAGCGGGTTAGCAGTAACGGTTTTACTTCCGGTTTAGGTGAGTCATCTACAAACGATATTCCCATTTCTTTACTTAGTTGTTCATATTGCTCCCAATGGGTTTCTAATAGACACATAGATATTTCATTTTATAATTATTTTAACACCAAATGAAGCGTATATAATTTTCAATTTATGATCAACAATATTCCACATATGCATAATACCTTCAGGAAAAAATCTATTTTTAGGTATGGAATTTTCTATTTTAATTCTTTGTTCATCTGTTGGTTTCATCACAAACTCATCTCCTAATATCATACCATGTACATACATTTCCTCTACATATTTGATAAGTTCATCGTATGTTTCAATAGTGGATAGTTTTGGTAAATACACTCCTAATTTCTGAGTAGCTTGTGTTTTTACAACATAATTGTAATAGTTTTTTGTTATATCAGTGCATTCCTTATGCAGTTCTAAGTAATCTTCAACTAAAGTAGTATTTGTGTTCTTTTTATCTATGTACATAACAGTTACTATGTTTCTGTAAAATCGTTCTAGTATAATATATCTATTCAGATATTCACATACAGCCGGAGGCGTGGATACTTAAGTACTAAGTAGACGTACCTTCGGTTAGAAGGTGTGCTCCACCCGCTAAAAAAGAGTTTAGGTAAAATTATCATAAAAAACTTTAAAGGCACCTTCCCCCAACGAATACGGTTTCTCTCCCTTATTCTACAATCCACTAGGGACGGCTGAGGTAATTCTAAGGCTGTAGTTGGTTTCCGAACATTGCGACGCGGATACAGCACCCAATTGATATTTATGAACCTTAAATCGCTTTAAGGTATCTCCGCACACTCGACTTTACTACGAATCCTCATCAACCCTGGAATTGCTCCCAGCTAACAGAGGGCGTGAAGTGGGGGAAGATTTTCTTTTACATGACAAATGTATGACAAACAATTGAGATTTCCAAATAAAACTAATAAATATTATTAGAAATCAAGAAAATAGTATTATCTTTGTAATGAATAATTAATCCAATGACAGATTTTCTCTATGTAAGACACTATAAAAGGAAGTACCAGAAAGGGTTTATAACAATGTGGGAGCTGAAACGCCTACAGACAATAGATATTATTACAATAGAGGAGTTGAGAGCTATACTGGGGAAGGATTATATTTATTTACAACCCAAGAAAAAGAAACCTAAATATAAAAACAAGAAAAAATGAAAATCAAACGTAAACTTTATCCTAATTCAAATGACAAAGACTTTATTTTAATGAGTGTGAATGACTTAGTAAAATTTGGATTAAATGTCCACTTTGAAGTTTCCACAGGAACAAGTAATGAATTTGCAGAAAGAGTTATAAAGACACTAATCACAGAGACTATTAATACACAAGGTCTCAAAACCCCAGCATCTCACAGCAAGACAAAAAAAGTTAAAGAAGAAATTGCTAATGTTTAATGAAAACAAAGAAAAAATACATCCCAAAAAGTTGGGAGAAAGAATTTCTATTATGTAGTCCCAATGATTTAAAGTTCCTTTTCTTAGGAGTACATAACCAGATTTGTAATCACTACAAATTGAGAAATCCTGACATAGCAAGTGCTTTTACTTCTACTAATCCAGTTTGGCATATTGAACAGGAAGTGAGTCTTCAAATGCACAAATTAGGAATGAAACATACAAAGAAAGAAAAGAAATCTTGGAAAACAGATAGAGAGATACTTAACCTATATACGGAAGCTGAAGAATATAACTATGACTCAAAGTAGATCAAAACAAAAATTACGAAGGAGATTCTTAGGGGTGGTAATTACCTCTAAGTGGGATAACGAAGGCAATTTAATTCCTGATAAGGATAGGAAGTTTGAAAATAAGCACCTTAAAGCCTATTTAAAAGGACAATCCTACTTTCAGGATGGATGGGAATGGAATGAACTAAGAAAAGTGAAAGAACCAATCATGCATGAAGTTAAGCAACAGTATTATTATGAGTGATAAATCAATCTTGGAAATAATTGAAGAAAAAGCAGCCAAATATATAACAGATAATGATCTAACTGGCCCTGTAGATCTTGAAATTGATATGACAGAGAAAGAATTTAATGCTTTTATGCTTGCTTGTAAAAAAGATTATTTAGATAACGGGTATAAAGAAGTTGATACATCTCGCAAAGGTACGTTACTTGTAAAGCATGAGCCAAATGCTGTAGAAGGAGAATTGGTAATTAGAAAATTAAATAAATAAAATGAAATTTAAAATATTCAATAAAGTAAAAGAAATCGTTTCACAAGCAACTGCTGCTGAAACAATAGCTGCTATTCACAATGAATTTGATACAGCAGCAGATAGGGCATTAGCAGAGGCTAGGAGAATACTTAGTGAAGATGGTGTTAACGAACTGGAGAAAGAGAAAGCCTTGTTAATGCAGAAACATGGATTTCAAGGAACTAAGGTTTCAGCAAAATATTCTGAAAGAATGCGTGAAGAAGTATCCGCTGACAGAAAGGCTAATATTGTTAAAAAGTATAAAAACAAGTATCCCCAGTATAAATTTATATTTAGAGAGCAAGTAATTGAAATCTGTACTAAGTATAACCTTCTTTGTGGTCCCTCTAACCATTATAAGGGAGATATTCCTTTAAAGAATTTGAAGGAAATAGAGAGTTTCCAAGTAAACGATGAAGATAGGTATTCAATGTGGAACTATTCCACATCTTTTAGCTTAGATGTTAGTATAGTGTTATTGGCAGATGGGGGAGCAAACATAATAAGTTATGCTGAACATCAGAGGCATGAACAGAGACTTGCGCAAATGAGTGGGGAGTGGATTTACGAAAATCTGCCATCGAGATATATGAACGATGGATATACCACTGCAATACCTTTTTTCATTTGCGCTCCTGAGTCTGACATGAATATGGAAGGGCAAAAAAAGAAAGGTGTATTTACCTATAAAGAAATCCCAGATCCTATAGTACTTCATTATGTAAAAGATGGATTTTTGATAGTAACCAAATGGGGATTGGAAGGAGATGATTCAATTTTAAAATAAATAATATGCAAACGGAATCTAATAAATATTTAGAGAATATAGAAAAAGAGTACAGTAAGAAAATTGCTCATCGGGACCATGGACCCAGTGTTCCATTAGGTTGGTCTGGAGAACCGGATAAAGATATAGTTATAGAAAATCTTTTCAATTATTGTAAAGAATTGCAATTAAGGCTCAGGAGAATTGAGAGTATTCTTTTCAACGATTTATGTACAATAGTAGGAGGGTTCGATACTATCCCTATTTTAGATGAAGATATTGAAGATTGCCTATTGGAACCTATAAGATTTCCCTCTCATGAGGCAGTTACTCCTACAGAATTTCATTTAAAGCGTAAACCAGCTAATGATTGGTTATTCACTTTAGCAGAAGGGTATTTACATGGAACTGTAACTAAGCAGGAATTGGGAGGTTATATGGATCATGGGGATTTGACCATAGAAGACTATCAGTTCATAATAGATTACACTAAACCAAGAACAGAAGTATGATACCAGATGGATATATAACCGGGCAATCAAGGGACCACAGTGATGATCATAAAGTAACCCATCTTTATAAAGGAGATTATGATAAACCGGATGGACCTATGTGTAAAAGAGGATGGAATAGAGATAACGGTACGGGTTACTCTATATGGAGAGGTAATATTAGTAAAGGTGGATTATGTTCAATATGTTTAAGGAGAGCTACTCAAGGAAAAGACATCGTACCGAGAAAAAAATATAAAGAACATGAATAACAAACAATTATTTTATATTATCCTATTGTTTATATGGATATTCATTTTTAGTGCGCTCTGTGCTTCACAAATGGGACCTATGGACAACTTTGAGAAATTTGCAATATGTGTATTAGCGATTCTACCGTTAGCATTTTTATTTGTTAAAAAAATAGATGAAGCAAGGTAATGGAAAATAATTGGTGGGATACTATATTAAATACTGAGTCTCCTAATTCAACTTGGGACATAACCCATTTAGAAGAATGGGTGTGATTTCACTTTCTAAGTACAGTAAGGAAGCTGAACTTCAACAAAATATAGAAATGACTTATGAAGAATTTAAAGACTTATCTAACTTAATAATGAGATTGAATGGAAAATAAATATTTTATACCATCTAAAGAAGATATTAGGGTTGGTTATGAATGTCATGTGCAAATCATTGAAAATGCACAATGGATGTGGGATGTTGTAATAGATGAGAATTGGAAGTGTGAAGAAAATAATATCTATGAATATTTAGAATTGGGTAATGTGCGTGTTCCTTATCTCACTAAAGAACAAATAGAAGCTGAAGGATGGGTTCATGAGGGAGGTACTTTTACTAGACAAGACTATTTATTTGAATTGTACAAATTGGAATACTGGGAACTTAATCAAAATACTAAAATTTACAGGAAGAATCATATCAGAGATGGATCGGGAAGATTTGATTGGAGGAAGATATTTGATGGAAAAATTCCCTCAATAAACGAATTTAGAACTTTGTGTAAATGGCTTGAAATAAAATAATATGCATCCACTAACTAAAATGAAAAAAGAATTATTTGATAATCGTGGATATAATTCTATTATTAAAACTATTGGTGGAAATAAAGTATTATTTGTTCCTTATAGTGGTAATACAGGATTTGTAGAATTTTGTGGATACATTAGATTTTATATTCCCAAGAAATATATAGGGTTCCCTACAAAGATAGCAGGTAATCATTGTTTAATTGTATCAAGAGATGTGTAATAAAATAAAACATAAAACCACATATGGAGCATCTAAACATGCTGATGCTTTACGTAGTAATAAGAAATTCAAAAATAGACAGATAGGTATTTATTGGTGTACTTCCTGTACAGAGTATCACGTAACTACTCATCCTGGTAAAGGGTGTGTAATTGTTTAATTATGACAAAGCCTAAAACTCCAACTACTACTTTACGCTCTTTAAACCTGGAGCTAAAGAAAAAGGAATTGGAAGAAATAGAAGAGAAAGTTAAAATAGATAGAGAGAGGATATTAATTGATAAGATCGATATCCTGAGACATCTATTGGCTGAGACTACAGTAGATGAAAATACCGCTCCTTTTTCAGACGGGAGTAAATATAAGTCAATCTTTGATGCAAGTGAAGCTGAAACTATTAAAGGTAAATTGTTTCAATTAATACATAAGTTGTAATGAGGAAAAATAGTTGTATTGCCTGTAGATATAATGAAGCTGGAGTTAAGTCAAGGAAAGCATTCATACATACTTGTGGTAAATACAGCACACATTTACCGAATGTAAATAATGAAGATGTGATTACTTCCTCACCTTTAATTCTTCGGGAAGATGGGAATGAGACAAACAATATTTTAAAGGGAGTATTGAAATGGTTCAAAAACTTTAATAACTAATGAAAGAGGAACAACTAAACAGAGACTCTAAAAAGTATTTTTTATCAACAGATTTGTATGATAATAAAGATACCACTTTGGGAGCAATTTGTGTATGGGCAACCACCGAACATGGCGGGTTTGATCTAGTGCATTCAAAAACCGTAAGATCAAAAGAATTTGCGAAAGAAGTAGAACGTATTGCAAAGTATTATAATACTACCGTAATATATGAAACCGAAAATTAATTATCATCTTCAGGCTTTATTTCCTTAAAGTTTATAACATACTTAGAGTACATAGTAGCCCACATGCTGGAAATATCAATTGTGCGATCTTCAAATCTAGCCCTCCAGGTCGTATTGGATAATCTAACATAATCTTCATCAAATCTTTTAACAAGGGTTTTGAAAACGATTTGGTCAACAGGAATTAGGACGGTTGTGACAGATTTTTCTGTATAGACGTTAAACATTACAATTACTTTACATTCAAGGAGATTATCCTGCCAAGTTAAACTGAAGTACTTTTTATCTTTATAAACCTTATCGAATATTATGTTATCATCTTTTCCTAATCTTTTGGCTTGTTCTTTAACTTCCTCTTCGTTTAACCCTAATAAATACTGGGAAAATCCCAATTGGCACAATAGAACCATAATAAGGGAGAGAATGAATGGTTTCATTTTATAATATGTTAGACTACTAAGGTAGGGAATTTTTTAAACCGGGTTATATGATCCGGTTTATTTATTTTTGTAAGGTATGAAGTATCGTATAGTAGTGGCTATTACAGGCGCTAGTGGTTCCATATATGCCAGACAACTGCTGAACAAACTGAGTGCAGCGGTATCCCAGGTAGATACCGTGGCTGTGGTGATGACGGAGAATGCCAAAACGGTATGGGAAACAGAGCTGACGGATAAAAGTTATACGGAGCTGCCATTCAAATTCTATACGCAGCAGGATTTTTATGCACCTTTTGCCAGCGGGTCCGGACAGTTCAATACCATGATCATCTGTCCCTGCTCCATGGGCACCCTGGGTCGTATTGCTACTGGCGTTTCTAATGACTTGATCACCCGTGCTGCGGATGTAATGCTGAAAGAGCGCAGAAAGCTGATCTGTATGGTAAGAGAAACACCTTATAACCTGATACACCTGCACAATATGCTCACTGTTACAGAAGCTGGTGGGATCATCTGTCCAGCCACTCCCTCCTTCTACAGCAAGCCAACCACCTTGGAGGCGGTAGCTGCTACCGTAATAGACCGTGTACTGGACTTGGTAGGAATTGAGCAGCATACTTACAGATGGGGAAATAAATAATATCTATGTACATCGTTATCATCAACGGCCCTAATCTGAATCTGCTGGGCAAGCGGGAGCCCGGTATTTACGGCAGCGAGTCCTTTGAGGCATATTTTGCTACCCTACAGGCACAGTACCCCGCTGTACGCTTCAGCTATTTCCAGAGCAATGTGGAGGGGGAGATCATCAATTACCTGCACCAGGAAGGATTTACCGTAGACGGTATCCTGCTGAACGCCGGAGGTTATACCCATACATCCGTAGCGATCAGGGATGCGATCGCAGCTATCAAAACGCCGGTGCTGGAGATCCATATCAGCAACGTATATGCACGGGAAGATTTCCGGCATATTTCCATGATAGCGCCTAAATGCGTAGGCAGTATCTGCGGCTTAGGCATGAAAGGGTATGCGCTGGGAGTCGAGTATTTTGTGAAATGATAGTATAGAAAGATAGTATATTTGTCTTATAACCGAAGCGACCTGAACTAAACGGAGACATAAAAAAAGACATAAAAATCATAACTTCGTCTCAGAATTGAGCACTGTACAGTGGTTTGATGAAATTTTGTTCCACCGGCGTTGGTCCGAGATATGTAATTCAGGATAAAAGATAAATTGATTAAAATCAAGAATACCCCATTACCACTGCGTTTCAGCTAATTTTTATTTTTACTTCATTCTACATAAATTCACTTAACTTTACTTTTTTAGACATACTTTTAGACATACTTTTAGACATACTTTTAGACATACTCTGTTTATGTTTATTAAAGCCAATGGTTATTTACTTGCCTCGTTTTACTGCCAAGATGGTCGTCTGCGGTATCCTACAAAAATAAAAGTTGGATCTAAAGAAAAGGGCGACATACTTAGACTTGACAAAATCAAGCGTCTAATAACGCAATATGTTGCCAATGCAAAAATCCAAGATCAGCCAGTCTTAAAACCAGAGCTAACAGAACACCTGAATGAGCACTTGGCAAAAGTCAAAAAGGATGTTTCGGATTTTATATCAGATTGGGGGCAAATGGTTGCTGATATGAGATCTGGGAAATTGTTAAAAAAGAAGGATGGAAATCGGTTCAGTGAGGCTTCAGCCAAAAATTACGAAAGTGTCCTCAAGAAGTTGCAGAATTATGAGGCAGCCTCCGCCTTTAAGTTCTCATATCGATTTAATATTGAAGATTATCGTAATTTATTGAAGTGGCTGATAAAAAAGGACTATAGCCGAAATTCGATTGCAGAGGTAGTTGCCAGACTCAGTGCTTTCCTGGTTAAAATGTACGATGCCAAGAAACATAAGAACAAAGTTTTTGAGAATCCAGAATTTAAGTATTCATGGGAGGAATCAGATACTGTGGCGCTTACTATCGAAGAATTGACCGCTGTTTACAATTTACCATTGAGTGGCGCTAAAGGTCGGGCAAGGGATGTTTTTGTATTCGGGTGCTGGGTTGCTCTTAGAGCTGAAGATCTGGGACGGATCAACCTGTATAAGCGTGTTGGTGATAAATTCGAAGTTCTTACAGAGAAAACCGGGGAGAAGGTTGTTATCCCAGTTCACTGGATGGCCGATGCTATTTATACAAAATATAATGGGGTGTTACCAGTATATTCCACGGCAGAGGGGTTAAATTATCACCTGCCTGATATCTGTGAAATGGCTGGGATTACTGAACAGCATTTGATATCTATTACCAAAGGAGGGAGAAGACAGGCAGAATACTGGGCTAAATATGATCTTGTAAGCGCTCACACTGCCAGGAGGACATTTGCTACTATTATGTACTTGCAGGGCTTTCCGGTAAAAGCGATCATGAAGATTACTGGTCACAAATCAGAAAAAGAATTTTTTAAGTATATAAAGATTGGTAAACAGGAGGCGGCAAATATGATGTTAGAAAGCCCCTTTTTCAAGAAGCCTTCTTGATTTTTTTTAAGTCTTTACGTTGAATCAATATCTCCTTTCCTGTTTTGGCTCCTTGGATATTAAGCTGAATCATTTTTCGGCGTATGGTGGCTTTGCAGCAATGTAGTTCTTGAGCTGCTTGATCTAATGTCAATTCCTCCCAATCTGAAGGGGTCCTTTGTTCCTCTTTGTACCTTTCTATTGCCTTAGAAACGGCATTATCCAATAAATTCTGGAGGTCTGTTACTGTCAACCCTACTAGTTCAATCTTCGTCATTTTTATATTATTTCCTCCCAAGTCTTTTTAAAACCTTCCTCTGTATAGTTACAAACCTCACCCCCTTTATGTTTTGAAATGTACATACCTAAAAATAACGGCCAGTGAGTATTTCCATCTATTACAGTAATGCCCATTAAATCCATATTCCCAGCATCCTGATAATGTACAATGCATTCTTTCTCTGTCCAATCGATTACTTCCTTGTAATTTGAAGTTGTCAATTGAACTGCTTCTACTTGTTCAGGGAATTTAGTTTGATATTTTTTCATCCTTTTTCCGTTTGTTTGATGCTGTAATAATATTAATCACTTCATTGTAAGCTGTCTCGATGTCTGCTCTTGATAGAGCATAATTTAACCTTGATGTATTGTCCATGTAATGGAGCTTTGGAAATAATCCAAACAAAGTAGTTTCATTTAGTTTTTTGATTACTTCCATTAAACTATTCCAGCAGCTATGGTAAAGATGCACTTGAGAAAGCGAATGATTCATGTATTCTGCTATTATTTCTTGTGGTGTCATATACTCAAAGGTTCTTTAATTAAATATTCTATATCTATCTCTATAGGAGGTTGGAGTTCTTTGAAATGCTCTATACGAAATGCTATTTCTGCATAACCAGTTAATAAATAAAATTGAGGAGCATTTATTATTTCTTCGAGTCTAACGGCTTCCTGCCCATAAACCTTTAAAATTTCTCTAATTGTATAAATACTTTCTTTAATGGGTGCTTCTTCTCCGTGCTTGCAATTAAGTACATCTACACATAATACTAACGATCCTACTTGCATTTATTTTCTTCTTTGGATTTATCAATTACTGTCTCTATGGAAGACCCGTATATCATCATTTCTGTTTCAAGCCATATATATACTATAATAATACCTGCTACAATTGCCCCAGCTATACAAAGAAATATCTTTCCAGTTAGAAGTAGGTCAATACAAAGTCCCGTTATAAACAACACCAGAACTAAGAGGATTGAACTAAATAATAGTATATGTTTTGTTTTATTATTCATTACCATGAGAATTTAATACCTAGTTTATGTTTAATACAAATTTTCAGAAATTCTTGAGCACTATAAAAAGCCCAAAGTTCTACTTCTGAGTCAGGTTCGTGTTTAGCACGGTTTATCTTATCTTCTATATAAAGTAGCGATTGATGGGAGTAACCTTCCCCATAAGATGTAACCCCTGTTATTTCCTCCATTGCTTTGGCGCAAGGTGTACAGTCCAAGTAACCTTGAGTTAACCCAGCATCTGCATACTGGCCCTTCCTGAGAATTCTCTTTATAGCTTTATCGAAATCCTTTTGATGTAAAGTTTCTACATACCCTACTGCATATGCATCCCATCCCATATTATTTGGTTTTCTCTTTTATTGTAAGATGAACGTCACAGAAGGAATTACCATCACTCAGAGATCCAGCTTTTGTAATATATCCCTCGATACGATTATTCTCAAGAAGTTCTTTCAAAACATCAAAATTCAAAGGGTTCTCCCCCTTATGATAAGTTTCAGCATATACCTGCTTTACAGGCTGTGGCTTTTTAGTTTTCATCGAAATATTTTATTTATTTTTATATTGATAAACAGTAGTTATGATAACTTCAGCTTCAACCTCTCCGATAGTATCAGTATTAAATTCCCATCCGCAGTCTGCTGGTGTCTCATCTCTGAAAGCCTTTGCCCATCCATACCCTATAAACATCCCGTCTATTTCTACAACCCTGAAATAGTTATTCCACCATCTACTACCTTTTGTTTCTTTCTCATAAATCACATTAGCTTCTGTAAGAGTTTCTATAAGGGATTCCTCTTCGATTGAGTAACCGTTTTCGGTATTATATTTTATTAAGTGTTCTTTAATTTTTTGATTCATTGTTATTGTTTTGGAGATTCTAATAAGTATGTCCAGTGAGTAACATTCATACGTTGGCAGAGATCACTAAATCCTTCACCTGGGGTGAATGAACAATTCCATTGGAAATGAGATATTCCTAAATCATTTAACTCTTTGACATAGCACCAGTATCTTCCACCTTCATTTGGTAACTCGTCATTGACCGATATCCATGTTTTGATATTATCGGGTTGTATATTATATTCTTTTATATAGTTTGTTGAAGAACTTATGGTTATTGAACCACGTGGATTACACAAAGGACATCCCTCTTCATAAAATATGTGTTCTGAGCAGAATGATGACATGTTAGTTTAAATTATAGATTAAATTGGTACTATTAGTACCTTAAATTGATTTTAAGTAAACCGCAGTCCATGTGATAGGATCATTCAGGAAAGGGTTCATGTTGTGTATCTGAGCTAATTGAGCAACTGCTAAATTGTGATTATTCCATTTCCCACATTCATCCCCTTCTATTGTCATTATTTTATCTTCGTATTCTAGTGTTACTTTTAATAGCTTGGTTGTTATTTCTGTGTTCATTTTCCTTTACTTTTATAGAAATAAGATTCAGATACAATGTCTTTTTGAACTAGTTTATAGTATGGATTTTGATTCATCCATTTTTCATGTTTTGTATTCTCACACAGGTAGTATAAACCTGACAGTGTATGTAATACTGTGTCTTTAACTTTTATCATTTCAGTTTAGATTTCCTACTAAATCTACCATTCGCAGATATATACTGTGTTAATCGGATAAGGTAGGTTGTGACATTACAGAGATTCTCATAGATGAATTGTTTGGGCTTTTCAAATTTCTGACCATAAAATACTCGTTCCCTGTTGCGAGCTTCTCTAAATCTCAATAGGTCATAGGGAACCCATTCATAGTAATTACCAATAAACACCCCTTTCTTATTAAAGAAATGTACTTTTACTCCAGTATGATATCCACCATTCCCTGAATGATATTCTATTAATTCTCCGTATTTAATTGTTTCAAAGGTTGGAGTTATTTTATCTTCATGTTCAGGATATAAGTCTATGTATCTAGGTTTTGAATGACTGTACATTGATATATTTTAATGCAAAAATAATCAATATTATTAGATTAATCAAATAATTATTAGTTTTTGAAGAAAATTTTATGTTAACATTGAATTAACTACTTGGAGAATGGGGAGTTATTATATTGCAGAGTTGTTTTTTTATATTAGGGGGAATTCCCTAATCTCTTTCATCGTAGTTTTAGGCCGTCTCAGGCCTGTTTTTCTAATCATAATCCGTTATCGTTCCTTGTGGATGATAGCGGATTTTTCTTTATAGTGATTAACAGTGGATTAACTAAAAGATAGTGTAGAAAGGGGGATATTGCAGAACAATAGAGGGCATGAACCTCCTCTAATTAAATATATTCAATGAATGAAATAAGACTGGGTATTTACCTAGTCTTTTGCTTTTGGGGACATTTTAACGTAAGTATTATCTTTCTGAATAATAAACTCTCTTGCATATGTCCGAATTCTAGTAAGGTATACTTCCAGTTTCCTGTGAGTAAAGAATTCGGTATCCCCCCACACCTCCATAAGGATATCATCTATAAATACAGCTTTTTCAAGATTTTCTAACATAAATTTTAAAAGGGTTACTTCTTCTTTAGGTATTCTGGAAGTTCTAGGGTAGGTGATTGTGAGATTTTCTTCATCAATTTCAGTTTGTCCCAAGATAATTTTCGACATCGATTGGTAATTTGAAGGTAAATATTACTGTCAGAACTAATTTAGGGATAATTTTTCAAATAAAAAAGCCAGGTAAGAGTACCCAGCTATAATTTAGAGAGTTTAAATTGAAATTGATTGAATAAGAAAAGATAAGGAATTATATTGAGATAAACAAAAAACCACCCTTATTTCTAAAGGTGGTTATGGTAGCTTAATTCAATTGAAACAAATGACACCTTGCCTGATATTGCTCTTGGGTATGTTCCCACCCTCAGGAGGTTGATTTGGATTTACCTGTTTGGACCAGTACCTCAGCCATGTGTCAGCACCCGCTATCGGCCTTTTCAGTATGTTTCAATTTTATAGAGCCGGTTTCTGCGAAGTCTATTTGCAAGGGGACTGCTAGTATAAAGGTAATATTATTTCAAAAATGGTTCTATTGGTTTCTGGTAACATATTGTGTTTTTAAAGTTATGACTTTACAAATAATTTATTATGTAAAGCTATAGCTTTACTTTTTGTATAATTTTGATGGTTAAATCGGAGGATTTCCGATTACCATCCCCATAAACAGCAAGTTTTGGAGTAATAATTATAGCAAAGATAATGAAATATATTAGATTTATGTATTTCTTTCTTTCCCAGCTGCTATTGTCATACCTTTTTTCTCAAAGGTTTCTACCCAGATTAACTCATACATAGCGCGTCCTGGACCTTTAGGTTGCCATCTTTGATGACGGGTTACCATAAATTCTCCTGGTCTGTATACTCTAGTAACCCATCTGGAGGTAACCCATGTTACAGAGAATCTATTACTGTTGTAGATGGTATTCGGATCTCTCTTGGAACCAAACCCATGTTGAGAATTTGGTTTAATCGTAATCTCATCAATATCAGAGAGTTCTATAAAACTAAGTAGCTGGAGTAGCAGTTTGTAGGAAGCATTAGCATATTCACTATGTTCATGAATGTTTAATTCAGCTTTTGAGAGATTAATATTAAACATATCCCAATGCATGTAATTTTCTCTCTCTGATACTCTCCACTTTGAAGAGGCTATGGCTATAATTCTATCCCCCTTCTTCTGGAATATAATGAATGTGTTATCGAATGTATACTGAGAGGTCTGATCCTTTATTGGGAGTAGCCATTTATAGTCCTTAGTATCCTTTAATTTGATTTGTTGAGCGAAGTCCAGTACTTCCTTAGTGATATGGTAATGACGAACATTGGTGGTCATTATGAGGTATTCAGACTCTGAGAAATCCGTTGCTTCGGCTTCTTCCTCAGTTTTACCATCTAGGTATATCATTCCTACCTTCTTTTCAGCTTTCCATTTCTCAAACATTTCAGTTTTGAAATCCATATTTATAGCAAAATAGTACCCGTAATAATTATCCAGTATCATACTACAAAAATAAGGAAATATATGTAAGAGATAAAGAGGTACTTATATAAAAGGCCCCTGGGTGTAATTACAACCTATTAAAGATCCCCCTACTAGTAGTGTATAGGAGAAATATTTCATTGATGTGACTTATAAGGGGGTGATATTTCATTTTTTCTGAGAGGTATATCTTTAAGGATGAAAAATTTCATTATTGTTGTCAACCTATTGATTCATGGATCGTGGGTTTATACAGATATTTTTCATTTTCATTAACTTAATTCATTGATATTCAATTATTCCTTAAAATTCATTATGTGTATTGGAGTAATGGTGACTTCACATATCCCTCCCATCCCTCTCAAAGTCGATGACGTTATCTCCCCCTTGTTGTATGGGAAGGAAATCAAATCTAATAATGATTTCCCCTATTAATAATGAAAAAATAATTAATAATGTCAATATAGTATCAGTAATTAAAGGAAAGATAACTTTTTACAGGGGGTAAGATCAAAGATTATAGTCATAATGAGGAGAAAGTGATACTATATTAGCAATTTGAATGGTGGATGTTAGAGAATGGGCGTAAACACAATGAAATCCCCATCAATAAGGCAATGAATGATCAATAATGGAATGATCGTTCCAAATAGATATAGCAATACGCAAGCAAATGGTTGCATATCAATAAGTAACTAAATGGTTACGTAATAATAATGAATCAATGAATGAATAATGATAATGTAATGATTAATAATAATTTAGTTATTATTATAATGAATGCAACAGCAATAGATCATTCACCAGGGAATGAATGTAACAATCCAGGATACAAGGTAATAAAAGATTCGTACCTTTAATCATTCGACATTACTCTGTGTCCTTATACTATATTCTACATGATGTTTATTATCTACATACTCTTTATTATTGTGGATAGTGTACTACATTACTGTATTGGTAGTGCGCTTTCAGCGAGATTTATCATAAACACTAATTAATTTAATTACTTTTTTACACACTGATTTATAATCAATTGATAATCAATAATATAAAATCACATGAAATATTAGTATGACAATTAAATGACAGAAAATATTAGGTTAATAATTCGGCATGTTGTACCTTTATAATGTTGAAGGAAATGAAATAAACAACAAACATTAAAAAATAATGTTATGACTAATTATTCTTTAAACCAGTTGGTTACCGTCAATCCCCATGCAAAGACCTTACAAGGTTATATTGGTGGAATCTCCCCAAAGAAAAACAGCATTGATAATTTAAAACGTTTAAAAATATACCCCGCTGATAAAAGTTGGTTTGGTCATGTTATTGTTGTCGTTGCCGGTAAGAAATTATATCCGGATGAGATTGAGGAATCTCTGATCAGTTAATTGATAGAAACAATCACTTCTAAAACAAAGCAAATGGACCAGCAATTAAAAGAATTTTTAGAAGGTTTGAAGGAGTCCGATATACAGGGGACCAAAACCTACACAAAAATAAAATGGTTCGCACGTGTGTTTTTAGAACGGAAAAACAGGCCATATGAGGAATATGAGACTTTTGCATCATCCTGGGGAGTGTTAGATGTACATCATACTCTACTATGTTGTTTATACGATAATGTGTAATTAATGTGTTAATTGCCTTGTAATATTTGAGTAATTAACTAATAATCTCTAAAAATCCAACATAATGCACACCCAGGAGTTTAATCATTTACTTACAATAATATCTACCACTGAGGACACACACGCATCATTTCACACATTATCCTCAGACAGTATTAGTACAGTGTCTCAGGTTGTAATACACAAATGTAGCACAGCCTTAATCACTAAGTTAATAAAAGAGGGATATAAACTATCCATGAATGAAAGCGGATTATGTGTAGATACCTTTAAATTTAGACAACTTTAAACCTGTTTACCATGGAAAATTACAACATAAAAATACTAGGGGAGGGCACACGCCAAGAGATAGCGGAAACACTCTTAAAGATAGCTGCCGATCTAAAAAATGACTCATTCGATGAGGGATATTTTAACGATGGGGAGTATTACGACGAATGTTTGACTATAACCCATTTTGAACAGACAGATTGATATATTTAATTATAACCTCTAAATACATTACTATGGCATGGTCAATCTCTATTACGCCTGAAGGCTGGGAAGACATACACGAGGCACTGCATAGGCAGGGCAAGCGCTGGTTATTTCAGGCCGTCAATGAAGCAAAAGAACAACGTAACGAACCAACCTTACAGGGACTTTTCTATACATTAGCGCAGGAGACACTAGCTGATTGTGCATATGAATT